TTCCTTTATTATAGTGCGGCTTATTTAGCGTACCCTAATCTCAAGACGTGGCAATAAATTAGTACCTAAGTACCAAAGCCCTTGAATTCCTGTTACAATTCCACAGGAAAGCAATAGTACCAACAGCAGTTCCGCCACGGTTAAATTACGCCGCACATACACAACTTGCGGTGGCATTTCTACAGATGTGCGGTAAGGTGCTGTTTGCTGGATGGCTAACTCCATCGCACGTGCTTTCATTTCTGCCAACGCTTCAGGAGTAATTTGACCTTCTAAAGTCTGTTGCATGGGAGGTTGGCTAGGTGGAATTTGCTCTTCCATGATCACAAAGTTGTTTACAAAAGACTAGCATTTAATTGATCGGAGTGCAGCATGCCGTACGGACTACGCAAAGGCTTGGAAGACATTGCTTACGAACTAAAAGGAATTAGAAATATCCTTGGTTCCATGTGGCACAGCCGATACTCAAACACTGAGACTGACATTGCCAACCCCGAAATGTTTGCAGATGAATACATTTCGACAGAAGAATGTGGTAGGCGTCTAGGGGTCTCCGATCAAACCATCCGCAACTGGATTGCAATCGGTAGAAAAAACCCTGATAAAGGCTGGGTAGAAGGCATTCATTATGTCAACGTTTCTCCTGACGTTCACAAAAAAGCAGTCTTGCGTATTCCATGGAATCGCCTCATTCAGTCTTTTGCTAAAAACGAAAACATCAATCTTAAAAACCTACGTGCGCAGTATCACTTATATCATGCAACCAAAGAGGTTCTTGAGTGATGGCACATCGTTTTAAGGGAATTGATATCGATGCCATTACTATCGATAACCATGAAGAGCTACTGCCCAAATCCCTGGCAGATCAAGTGGAAATGTTCTTACCACCCTGGGGTTCCTTCGATGATGGTTGCTTGCGTCGCTACCTAGAAAACTTAAAAAACTATGAAGAAGAGGATGCCAACTCTGGTATGACCTTGGCCAATCGATTACGACTGGCGTTCAAAGATCTGAACCCAGACACAATCTGCGGCAAATTTCCACAAGCGGAGTTGCCTCTTAAACGTCGGTTGCGATGTGTTGCCGAGTATTTGATCAGGTCCGGGGAATTTGATAAGGTACGAGACGAGCAAGGAAAACTCTGCAAGAAACGCGGCGTGCTTGGCAAGTTGGTTGTCTTGTACCAGCCAACTCCAAAGCTGTTAGAATCTCTGCATCGTCAAGGGCTATTAAAAAGTGGATCGCCGTGAGAAGTTAATTGCGTCAGTCATTGGTCCTGAACTAGACGAAACCAAGGCAAAAATGCTTGATACCACTGTCAAGCTCATCCTTGGGGACATGGGCGCACAGTACGTTAAGTTTTGGGACGCAGAAGGTCCTGGCGTCTTGGTATTTCAGCCTGACAATAAAGAGCGGTCTATATTCTTTTGGACGTTAAAAGAAATTCACGCAGCAGAAGAAGATTGCGAACATAACAATAACGGTGATCTTGCCGAGACATTACGCCGCATTCTTGCCGCTGCACAAAAGATTGATCCGATGGAAAAAGCAGGGTATATCATCAATGATGATAAGGGTCTTCGCTATTTGGAAATAGCGTATAACAACATCGTTAACAATGACTGAGAAAGGTATTCGCGGCGTATCTGCCAGGGTTGAAGGCGCAGAACTCATCACCAACGCAGACTTGGTTCATGCTGCCAATGAACTTCTAGGCGGCATTGACCTGGATGTGGCTAGCTCCAAGGTTGCCAATGAGTACGTACAAGCGACTGAATACTACACACCTGTGGATGATGGGTTAAATAACCAACAATGGTACGGAAGCTGCTATTTGTTTCCACCAGCGGGATCATACTTCTGGGACCAAAAGAACCAACGGTGGAAGATGACACGCGCTTCGTCGCTGACGTTGACTTCTTCGCATGCCGTATGGTTCCGCCGAATGTACCATGCATGGCTGGCGGACGAAATTGAGCAAGGGCTTTACTTCAGCAACTGCCCTGACATGATTCGATATGAGCCAAAAATCTTTAAATTCCCTATGTGCGTTCTACGTACCGTCCCTTACCTGCTCCGTAATCTTGATGGAAATGTAGAGAAAAAACAAACGTGCACATCTTTCTTGGTCTACCTGCCTCCCAAAGATCGGTCAGGAGATGCAGTAGAACACTTCTGTAAAATCTACGGCGAACGTGGCCATCTCCTTGTAGACTGAACAAGCTATCGAGGTCTTATGAGCGTCCTGGCCGATTGGGAAATCAAAGAGCGTGCCAAAAAAGAACAAATGATCGAACCCTTTGTTGATCGTCTGATCAGCAAAGAAGATGGTCGGCGTTTGTTAAGTTATGGACTTAGCTCTTACGGATATGACATTCGTTTGTCCCCTAGCCAGTGCCTAATCTTTGGTAAGATTCAAACCGGTGATTGCGATCCAAAGGCCTTTGACGAAAGTATTTTAAAGCCTGCGGAGCTTCTGGAAGATGAACGCGGCAAATACTTTCTTCTTCCTCCGTATGGGTATTGTTTAGGCGTTGCACAAGAACGTCTGAAGTTGCCTCGTGATGTCACTGTTGTTGCAGTTGGTAAATCGACGTACGCACGCTCAGGAATTCTAGTTAACATCACGCCCGCTGAAAGTGGGTGGGAAGGTTACCTGACGCTTGAAATCAGTAATTGCACTGGTCTATTCAATCGTGTCTATGCAAACGAAGGTATCACTCAACTGCTTTTCTACCGTGGTAATCCTTGTGAAGTCAGCTACCAAGATCGAAAAGGTAAGTACCAAGACCAACCAAATACCGTAGTATTTCCACAGGTTTAACTACGTCCAAACAATTGTTTGGGTTTGTTTGCATACGCGGTAGACCCTGCACGCCCACCACTGTCACCAGCCGTGGCACTGGTGGGTTCGTTAATCAGTTGATTCTTTTGATATTTGCCAGCAGCACGTGCACTCTTCATGAAACGGTCAACGCGTGCCACTGCTCCTTTTGATGCGGAACCAACGACACCTCGTTCTTGCGGTCGCACGTACCGCAGATCTACGTTATAAGCTCTTCCAGGGTTCAGATCCGTTGGTACCCCAGCAGAAGTGCCGGAGTCCTTGGCTGCGTCGTAAGTCTCTGATCTAAACTTGCTCATACTATCATTATAGAAAGGATATATCGCTAAGAAAACAATGCGGCCCTCCATGTTTTTGCAAGAGTTTGCAGCAAATAATGATCAAGTAAAGTGCCGTTGTATTGGTTTCGAGGATTTTGGTGCACCTCTCGATACTGAAACCAACGACGTACCTCTTCAAGATATGTATAACACGGGTTTAGTTGCTCCCATGGATGGCATGCAACGCAACCCACTTAATATTGAAGGTCAAGGTTTGTATGGTCAACGTCCAGGCTTGACGGGTTACATTCCTTCCATGGAAGAAGGTATGGAATTATATGGTGCAAACCCCAAGCCTCCTGGCATTCAAGGCAATATCGAAGGTGATCCAGATGAGCTGGAACTCTTGCTTTCTGCCAAACGCAAAGGCTTAGTGCGTTAAACCTGCTAGGCTGTCTCAGTCGGCATTTTTACAATGGACATGTTTTCCCCTGTTGACGAAACCAATGGGTGCGTAGATGGTGTTTGTCCAGTTCCCTGGGTTACAATTAAACCGCTTGAAACAACTCCCACAATCAAAGAAGATGTTGTAAATCATCCTTCTCATTACACCGATGGTGGAAGTATCGAATGTATAGAAGCAATCGAAGCACAATTAACTACGGAAGAATATCAAGGTTATCTCCGTGGAAACTGCGTAAAATATTTATGGCGATGGCGCAATAAAGGCGGAAAAACAGATATTGATAAATGCCAATGGTACCTGGAAAGATTGCAGCAAACTTTAGAAGCCTAGATATTTGCTAGTATGATGTGGTACGATTCAGGAAGTCTTTTACCACTTCATGAAACATAAACCACTTCCGTCACAAGAAGAGCTAAAAGAGCGTTTTCTCTATGATGAAGAAAGGGGAAGGTTGTTGTATAAAACACCTCCTTCTCCTTCTTTTAAACACAGACAAAATTGTCCGGCGGGTTCCAAGCATCCGGAGGGTGGTTATCAAGTTTGTTATAAATACAAACGATACTTGCACTGCCGTTTAGTTTGGGTTTACGTACATGGCTTTGATCCGGGTGCTTTAGAAATTGACCACATTAATGGTAATAGAGCTGATGACCGAATTAAGAATCTACGACTTGCAAACAGAATAGAACAGCAATGGAATGTTGGCAAAACAAAAAGAAACACAAGTGGCTACAAAGGAGTTAGTTTTTATAAACGTTTAAATAAATGGCGCGCAGATATAACAGTAGATAAAAAACGAAAAACATTAGGATATTTTAATACTGCCGAAGAGGCGAGTACGGCTTATCAAAAAGCCGCAGCTATTTTGCATGGCGATTTTAAAAATTTTGGATAACAGTGGTACCTAGATCGTCTTATTCAATTGGACGAAAGTCAAAAGGGATGAGCGTAGTGTAAATCGTCGTCATCGTCCGACTCGTCCTGCATACAAGCCAGGGCGAGTTCACTGAGTTCCAACTCACTAGGCAGATCCCACTCAATATCAATTCCTTCAGAACACATGATTTCTTTGACGGCTGCCCATTCCATCATCCGTTGGAAGTACAGGTTTAACAGTGCAGCCTGCAGTTCTTCCCAACACATCTCCTCTGTTTGCAGCTCAGCTTTACGCATGGCAAACTGAAGTTCTAAAGGTAATTCAAACTCTTTACGTGTGGATTCGTTCTCCATGGAAAGCCTGAGTGCTGCATTTATTCTAGGACGCTAGTCACTTGAAAAGGCAGAGGCGTCGTCAAGCTTGAAACGGTTAGCAAATTCTGCAAGCGCATAGGGATTAATTGTCGCTTCCAGGGTTCGGATTGCTTCCGTTTCATGGGGCTTCGCACCATAGCTTCTGAACGCACGCAGCAGTACGTCTGTGGCAACCCAAGGCCTGGCTTCAACGTCGGCAAGGAATAGGTTGATCTCTTCCCTGCGTCGTTCCAGGAGACCACCGATGACTTTGTGATCTGCATCAAAGACCCACCGTGCAATTTCTTCTGTTACACCAACGTAGTCATCGACCTCAAGACAGTCAATAATGGAGCTGTACAGGAAACTTTCCCAACCAACCGAATGACAGAATGAAAGTAATGCTTGGTGCATGCACTCGTCCAAGCCTAAGTTCAGCTTCAGAAGTTCTGTGTTTAGAACGGTGAGTTCATCGACAAGATACTCCAAGGCTTTGCGTTGTGTGCAGCACTGGGTTTTCTTTACAACACTGCCGTCAGGATAATACTGTGTACCAAATCCAAT